CTACCATCTGAGATAGTTCCTTTGTCCCAGCTTGCACCACCAATGTAACTGTTAAATGATTTTGTATCATCAAAGTATTCTGTTCCAGTTGTGCAACTGTACATATACCGTTTGTCGTCTTGCTTAGAAAGAGTACCAATTCTCTCTCCATCGGATTCAATGATCCAAAATTTATTCTTTAAAATAGGTTTTGCCTTAATTGTCATATTAGCCTCCATTATTTGTACCTCGCATTAAGCGGGTCTGCATATAGTTGCACGTTATCTGCAATCCTTTGCATGTCATGTTTTGCACAGAACTTCATAAGACGCATGCCTACTTGTGTAATTTCTTTAGGATTCTCTATTGCGTCTTCAATGTTATCGTTAATAATACTTCTAATGTTACCAGGCTGTGCAGTCAAGTCACATAGTACTACGTTACGATTGTAGTCATCAAGTACACGATGCTCTACACCTTCATGATCGGTCCAACGTTGTAGCATCATGTTATTCCAGTTAAAGCCTTTGTTGTCTTTGTCTTCATAAGCTTCAATAAGACCAATCTTATTCTTAGTACCTTTTTTGCGCACACCAGGGTAAGCACTAAACACATTATCACTAGTGTCACCACGCATGCACTTTTCAAACAACATAAAGTCGGGTTGCGGTGCAGGCTTTGCTTCGCCAGTCTTCTTATCAATAATAGGCTCACGCTTCTTATCATCAAAGTAGCCGTCGTGTGCAATAATAGTATTACTAACGCCATTGTACTGTGTACAGTTAGGACCAACAAGTTGTGCAAAGTCACCGTCTGTACTAATAATAACGCAATGATCATCAGGGTGTGCTTGTACCCAACCTGCAATAAGATCATCTGCTTCTAGTTGCGGATGTTGCATAACTGTGCAATTAGTCTTTGTAGCAAGGAAGTCTTTAAGTTCGTCAAACATCTCCCAAAAGATCTTGTCTTCTTCACTTTCAGTTACAGTAAGTTTATCACGTGCTACTTGCCTGTTACGCTTGTAAGGCTCGTAATAGTCTTTGCGCCAACTACGTCCTTCTAAGCAGAACACAACATGACTACCATCGAAGTCATTCCATGCTTTCTTTACGCTATTCAATAAAATATGGAATGCCATGCCCACCTTAGTATCAATATCGCCACGTACAACATGCCGGGCTCTAAAGAAAGTATTTGCTGTGTCTACTAGAATATATGTCATTATTTCACTTCGCTTTGTTTATCGTTAAGTTTACTAGTATTAATATAACCGGTCTTGACATCTTTGTCAACCCCGTCTTCTTCCAAAACAGCATTAGCAACAGTCCTAAACCAAACGTCAACAATCTGTTCTTGTGACTCGCCAATGTAACCAGCATCCATAAGTTGTTCAATAAACTCATTATTCCAATCAAGTTCAAAGAAACCATTCTTAATATCAGCTGGATTAACTTGTGTATCTAATACACCAATCCATGCTTCGCCTTTTAGTGTAGCCTCTTCTTTTTCAAAAGCAAGTGCTTCTCGACGAACCTCTTCGGAGGTCTTTTCAATAGCTACTTCTTCAGCTACTTCCTCTTTCTTACCTGTTAGTTTGTCTAACCATTTCATATTTACCATCCTATTCTTTCCCACGGTACATCTTTATCTCCAAAGTGTCCGTAAGTACAATTATCACTATAGTTATTATACATGAAAAGATCGAATCTGTCAATGATTCCTTTTGGTGTTAAATCAATTTCACGCTCAATAAAGTTAGCTATCGAACGATTGTGTCCGTTCGAATCAATATAAATGCTTGTTGGTTCTTTAATACCAATGGCATAACTTAGTTGTATATTACACCAGTCTGCCATTTCGTCTGCTACTACGTTCTTAGCAAGCCATCTTGCCATATAAGCCGCACTACGATCTACTTTAGTTGGATCTTTGCCACTAAATGCGCCACCGCCGTGAGGAGCAAAGCCACCATAAGTGTCCACGATAATCTTTCGCCCAGTAAGCCCAGTGTCGCCATCAGGTCCACCAATAACAAAATTACCAGTAGGGTTAAGATGGAATACAGTGTTATCATCAATTAAATCTCCTAGTTCTTCTATTGCCGCAAGTTTACATAAATGCCTTGCTTCTTCTACGTTGCCTTCAGTGTGCTGTGTACTAATAACAATTTGATCAATGCGTTTAATAACACCTTCACGTCTTGCACCTTCGTACTCTACACTAATTTGTGATTTGGCATCAGGACCTAGTATACTTCCACGCTTTGTTTTTAAGTTCTTTAATACTGCATGGCTGTAATGAATAGGTGCTGGCATCATACTAGGTGTATGATTACAAGCATAGCCAAACATAATACCTTGATCGCCTGCTCCGAAGCTATCTGTGCCTAGTGCAATATCTGCACTTTGTTCGTGAATTTCATTATAAAACTTTAACGTATTCCAATGAAACCCTTCTTGTTCGTAACCAATCTCTTTAACTTTGTTGCGTACAATATGTTCTACAGCCGCCCTAGTTACATTAAAGTTCTTAACTTCGCCTGCAAGTGTAACCATGTTAGTAGTTACTAGTGTTTCAACTGCTACTCTAGTTGTAGTGTCACCGTTCTTTAAGCCTGCATCAACAAGCGCATCACTAATTTGATCAGCTACCTTATCTGGGTGTCCGTCACTTACTGATTCGCTTGTAAAAATGTGTTTAATCATATTAGTCCTTTTTTTCTTAGTTCGTCATCTAAGTTTTTAACTGGTGCTTTCATTGCCTTTTCGTGTTGTGCGTTCTTATAATCTCTAAGTTCCCCAGGCATTTCCGAATAGTGAGATGTGGAGTCTTGGAGTAAATCGCCATCCTTTTTCCATGCAGACCTCTGCAACTTCTTTAACGTTAAGGACATACTCTTCCGAGCGTCCCCCAAGCGGCATACAATATACTGGGCACTCAACGCCGACATCACGATATGCTTGCACAGCTCTCCCAGCCTCATCAATGTCACTACGATCAGCAACAACAAATTTGAGATAAAGATCGCTACCAGCAACAGTGGAATAGTTAAGAGCCACATCAGGCTTAATAGCGTCCATCCAAGATTCTCCGCTAACGGATAGCTTAGGCGAACAACTCCATGTGACAGTAATTCGGTCACTGTTGTTGAGATAGTTGTATAAGTCGTCGTGTAATACTTGTGTAGTGTTTGTTTCAAATGTGACATTTTTTAAATCCTTCATGCGCGGATGTTCAAACAGCTCTACATAAAGTCGTTGCCACGCTAACAACGGTTCACCGCCTGTCATAATTAAATGGATATCTTGTCCATTATCCATTGTCCACTTGCCTTCTGGTGTAAGCGACAATAAGTGTTCAACTACTTCGTCGACTTCTGCAAGTTTGTTGAAGTTTTTAAACTCAGGATAGATACTTGCATAAGTATCACACCCTGTATGAATGATAGGTAAGTCTGTAAACTTTTCAGTCTTTGCAATAATGCCATCATTAAGTAAGTCTAATACTTCTTGATTGTATCGTTGCCCTGCTTCATGCTTCTCTGCACGACTAGGTTCATCCTTACCAAGTCCAAAGTTCATACAACGGAAGTTACAACCAAAGGTACGTAAGAATACACTGGGTACTCCTACAAACTTACCTTCGCCTTGTACACTATAAAACGCTTCGCTATATCTTAGTTTCGCACTTGGCTTTCTGTTTACTGCTTCGTGCGATGGATAGCCTTTTTCAAGTACTGGAGATTCTATCATCGTGCAAACTCCTGTTGTAGTTTAATGTTGTCAAAGAACTCTTTCTTAGTTCCTGCATCATCTTTAAAACTACCTTTAAGTACAGTTGTTTGTGTAAGACTGCTAGTTGCCATAATGCCTCTATTCTCGCAACAGCCGTGTGTTGCTTGAATATAAACACCTAAGTGTTTTGCATCAGTAGCATTGCCAATTTCACGTGCAATATCATTTGCAAGTTCTTCTTGCAATGTACCGCGCCTAGCACACCATTGTGCAATACGTGTATACTTGCTAAGTCCGATAAGTTTATCACTAGCAATAATACCAATGTATGCTACGCCTGCTACTGGCTGGTGATGATGCGAACACATACTTTTAAGTTCACTACGTACTACTAGCATACCATCATAGCGATCATCGCTATCATTAGGAAATGCTGTTGCCGTTGGCGCAGGCTCGTATCGTCCTACCATAATTTCATTGTAGTACATTTTAGCAAGACGTTTTGCTGTACCTTTACTATTAGGATCATTATAACGATCAATTAATAGTGCATCTAGTACCCCTTCAAACGCAATAGATGCTTCGTTAATTAATTCTTCCTTATCACCAGTCTTTAATACTTCACTGATGTTATCGCCGGCCCAATAGCGCATGTCTGCCTGTACTAGGCGGGCTTTAATTTCTTCACTTTTATTCATTTACTTCTCCGATGTTTAGGCAGTGGATTGCCAATATTAATAATATTATACAGTATATTTAGGCTGTTGTCAAGCATTTTCTTTTAAATAATTAAAATAATCTGTTGCAATTATTTCATGTACTTGTTTGGTATAATGCTCTCCGTCTACCCGATGTTCATCTGTTTCGATGTTAATATTTAGGTTTTCGTTTATAAACCCTTCTGCACTCTTGGTAGCTTTAGTACAGTTTAGATCGCCATACAATGCAATATTGTCAGGACAAAATACCCTATTGTTAATAGTCCATTGGTACCATTTAATATTTTTTCTTGTAAGCATTGTGTCGATTGCTAGTAAGTCTAAGCAATAATCTTTATATTGCAATGGAGTTACAAGTTCGTGCCACAACTTAGTATAGATATACTTTTCATGGAATGGTTCAAAGTCTGCTTTAACTTGCATATCGTCAAACGCAAATCCTTTAAACGCTTGATAGTTTTCTGCTCGAACCTGATCAATCATTTCGATATAGTTCTCTGTTACTCGATGATCTGTGTAACGATGTATCATATTATCTTTAGGTTGATCGTTATCTAAAAACAAATCAGCTTTTGTAGTTTCACCAACATCTAAGTTACGTGAACAAGCAAGTAAAAATCTATTCCAGTATGTGCTTTGTACAAACACTTCATCAATGTCGTCATAGCGATCAAGCATAGATTTAACCCAAGCAGGATATTTTCTATTACATCCACCAGGCTGACTATATACTACAACTTCTTTATTATTTACGTTGGAGTATATTTCAGCATAGTTTGCTTCTTGCCATGCTGAAATAGTTGTTCCAATTTCGGAGTAGCCGTGTGCGTGGCTATCTCCGATAAAGAGTGTTCTACCCAAAATATTTACTCAACATTTGTAAACGGTCATCTGCTTGAGCCATTTTATCAAGTTCTGTTTGAATAGCCTCCATCACATCACTGTGTTCGCCAATACCGGCTGGGTTAGTTAAGTACACTTCAACATTTGCTTTGTGCAATGCAATAGCGCCTTCGGCATGTTTCTGTGCCGCTTCAATCATCATGTTACGCATGATAGTTTCCTTTCTCTGGGATAACGTGACGTACCCCGCCACGAGGGTCTTCCATGTCGCCTGTGCGGCGAGGAATCAGATGTATGTGTGGATACTCAACAGTTTGCCCTGCCGCAGTACCTACGTTCTGTCCAATATTAAATGCATCACAGTAACCACGTTGGGTCCAGTCATAGCCCCATTGATATGCGGCTTTCATACACGCTGTTAGATGCTCCCAGTCTTGTACCTTAGGTACGAAAAGAATATGTCCTTCTGTAACTGGATAACCGTCCTTGTATACTGTAAATTCTTTAGTGTCGACTAATACGTTAGTCCACGGAGTATCTTTAAAATCCATAATTAAATGCCACCATTATACGTTCTTTATCTACCATTTGTTGTTCAACTTTGTGATGCAAATGACTTGGAAATACAATAAGACTTCCTGTAATTGCGGCACAAGTTACACTTGATGAATTAACATCATTCAATTCTGCTCTACCATATGTACCAGGCCAGTTTGATTTCATGTTAGGATTTACTAGAGTTAATCCGGGATGATCTTGATCTGATTGTATATAATATACTCCACTCCATACATCCGGTAAGTGTGTATGTTCTTCATGATATGTATACTTTCTGTTAATACTAAACCAACTACTAGCTAATTTAATATTGTCTTCACCTAACAGATTAGTTTCTTGATGACATAATTTAACAGCTTGATCTATAAATTGCTTTAGTTCTTCAAATAGAGGATTGTCTAAAATATTTTCTCGACCATAAGAAGTATACCCATTCGCAGTATATTTTATTGGTTGCTGATCCGACTTTTCTTTTGCAAGTAATTCTGGAACTACTGCTTTTCTAAGTTCTTCAGCGTTGCCAAATTGAGCCCTAAACACTTGTATTGGAAAGATTGATTGCTTTTCTAGCATTAATACTCTCCTACATTTTCCCAAGGATAAACAAGCCAAACATCTTCTTCTGCTTTGTTAATTTCGTGACATGTATAACTAACTGGAACTTCGGCATTACTTGCACCATTATCTGTTA